CCTTTATTATAAAAAAATATTTGTAAAATTAAATTAATTTTTACATGAAATATTATATCAGAAAAACATTTGAATTGCGCGTGATAAAGGTGTATAATGGTTGTATAGCAAATGCTATAAAAATAAAACCTTTTGGGAAAAGGAGTAAAGATGAAAGAATATATTTCACATATTAAAAATATGAAGCCTAAAGCTATTGAGGTGTCTTCTGTAGTTTTTGGCCGATTTGTTTTAGAAAAACTAAATAAACTATTTTTTGATTTAGTTGCAATACTTTGGACAACATATACTATTCGATTTGTTGAAATTGAATCAAATATTTCTGGACTTATCGCTGTTATTTGTACGTTCTATGTAGCAGCACCTATCGTAAATCTATTAAATCATAGAAGTTTTGAAAGATTTACAGTTAATTTTATCAGAGGTTTCCTGTATTCTATTTTGACATTGCTTTTGACAGCGGAAATAAAAGATGCCAATGCAAAGGAAGCTGAAAGTTTGTTTTGGTTTTTCTTAGTATGGTCTATTGTTTATTTGATTGTTAAAAAAGCAATACCTTATTTCTTTAACAAGTATGTAAATGATAAAATTTTAAATATGAATTATTTGAAATATCATATTGGAGAAAATAATGGCTCTGAGGGTGTTAGTGTGTTTATTGATGCCAAAGAAGAAGATGCTCAAAAACGCTTTGAAATCATTAATAAATATGCTGTCAAACCTGACTATCAAGGAATTGTTGAATTATCATTCTTGAAACGTGAATCTAATTCTGGATTCGATTATTCTTATATTTTAAAAGATAAAGTAGAACGAGAATTTACAGATTTTAACACTATTTATCATTTTGTATTTGATGTGTTTCCTTTAGGGATAGATATTCCAGATGCCTTTACTCTAACTAGTTTTTCATTGAGTAACCAAGTGATTTCAATTGCGTCAAGTTTAGAAGTAATTGAATTGCCTGTAGGTATTGCCAAAATGAAATCAAAAGATGAAAAGAAAGAAGATAAATAATGGATTTTGATAAGTACCCAAAAAGCTTCTCTGTAATGTCTGATGAAGCAGCAGAAACATGGAAAACTGAGATATGGATATTGAACGAATATAGAAGTTCTAAGAATGAACTTCACTTTCATGGGTATAATGCAAAACTTGTGCCATTACCAGAATGGAAAAAATTCGATGCTAGTAGTGACTGGTCTCAAAAACGGATTAAAACATGTAAGGAATTTACATCTGATTTTGATGGCCTTGTTTATATGGATAAAGTCTGTGTATCAAATTTAGATAAAGATGAAAGGACGAAAAATAATATGGAAGAGGTAGTGTTTACGGATAAATACTTTTTAGTGAAACTTCTTTATAGGCTTCTAGAAAAACCTTCAAAAGTAAAAATCCAGAAAACTCTCTATCTTCTTTTTGCCTTTTATGGTGCAACTTATGGCAATCTTCAATGCGATAATGAAGATAACAATGATTTTTCTGAGCAAAGTTATCCAGAAAACTTATTTTCTGCGAGTTTTGAAGCTTGGAAATATGGCCCTGTAGAAATTGATGTTTATAACAATTTGAAAAATGTTAGTTATTTAGAAGAAGATTTGACTGATGATGTTATTGATGATTTCTTTAATACCACAGAACTAAATAATGTAAGGCTGTTTATTGAAAATATTGTTAATCAAGTTAATAATGTTGATGACTTTACTTTGGTTGATAGAGTTCGCGAAGACAGTTCTTGGTCAAATGTTTATTCTCCTGATGCTTCCCATCTTTCTATGGATAATTCATCTATTGTTAATGAATATATTGAAAAATATGTATAGTTAAAATATTAATCTCCTTTATTTAACGTTTTTTCTTGAATAAAGGGGATTTTTTTATTGACAGATTATAACATATGTGATATTATAGTCTTGTAAGTTTTTGAGGGGTCGCCCGGTTTCGACAGGCGATTGGACTTCTCAACCTCGCACCGAGTGATGACGCTATCATCAAGTTAAATATAATTGCAAACAATTTTGCTACTGATATGGCTGCCTAAGCATTTGCTTAGATGAAGCTTTACATATCAATTGAATTTATCATATAGTCTACTTAGAATAGTTAGACGAGTACCTGTTTTATGTGCCGGTAAAACAACTACTTCAAATTACGGTAATCGCCTTGAAAGAATTCTCGGATTTTAAGGTTAAATAAGAGATATGAATAGTAGGTTTGTGCATTTACTGTTGTTCAGAAAATAAAAAAATGTAACAGTGCGTAATAAGGTTGATTGGAATGATTGTTTGGACGTGGGTTCGACTCCCACCGGCTCCATTGTTTTATTTTTGGTCTCTTAGCTCAACTGGAAAGAGCAATCGTCTTCTAAGCGACAGGTTACAGGTTCGAGTCCTGTAGAGACTATATGCAAGCTGATTTTGCAGTGTTTCAGCGAGTGTAAAATACCTCTATAACTGTCGATACTTTATTCTAGAGGTACGCCCCGATAACGGTGAGATTTGTTATCATGCCCCACGGCTTTAAGTGGTGACGGCAACGGTTCGTTCAGAATAGTAAATCTGGATAGATAAGGTTGATGAGATGACTCGCATAAAAAGGTTCATGATAAGCACAATCCTTTGAGTTATCAAGAATAAAAACCAAGCTGCTAGTTCTAATTAATTTATTAGAATGAATCCCTTATGGATGTCAAAGTCTTATAAGGGAATGTTATTTTTTGCAGATAATGTTTTACTGGTAATGGTAGTAACGACTAACCAAATACCTGCTACACATTTGTCTACAACATAAAGGAACAAGGGCCGCCTTAAAAGAACACGGTTGCGAAAGCCAAATCTGTCTGTGGAAAAACAGAGACTTGCCCTAAGATATGCGCTGTTAGTCTTAAAGGGTACAAGACACTGCTTTTTAGCAAAGACTCAGGTTCGACTCCTGTGCAGTGCTTAAAACAAAAAACATGTAAAATTAATTCACGGGGGAGTAATGCTAAAAAGTAAATCTTGGACTCGAAAAAAACTAACCGAGATGTTGTATCATGCGTTTATAGGTACTTTGGCAGATAATGCAATCGAAATTGGTTGGGTATTCTGTTTTAGTCTTTTAGCAGATAAGAATTTAGTAGAAAGAATAACCGTTCTTTTTGGTGTTAATGATGCTTTCTGGGTTGTTCTATCATCTACCTACTACACAGCTAAATCCTCTATGACAGCAACAATGCCTAAATTAATAGAAAAATATGGTTTGGATTTAGAATCTAAAATTGTAAAGAACCATATCTACTTGTTCTACCTTATGCTTATACCTTCAGCGGTAGGTAGTTTTGTATTTTTGCCAAAATTATTACTTATTTTAGGAGTTCCCTCTACGGATTTGCCATTTTATATCCCTTATTTTCAGTTATCAATCATTTCACTTCTCATAGCTTCCCCTTGGGCAAGTTTCATAACAACTTACTTAAGAACAAAAGGCAGAAGCAAAGAAGCTACAGTTTTAGACCATGCTATAGCATGGTCTATGTTAGGGGGTATTTTCTTTACAACTCATATTCTACATTTGGGTGTAAATGCAGCTATGATTGTAAATATAATTACTAATCCAATTCCTTTATACTGGTTTTTATGGAAGAAACCTATTCCTCAATTCTTTTCTAAAGGGTTTGAATTCTCTTGGAAAGAAATAAAGTCCTATTGGAAAAATGTTAAGTGGGAATTGATAAGAAGGTTATCTCCAAGGTTATCTTCTATCATTGGTGTTGGTTTAACTATTACAATTAATCCCATTTATGCAGGTATTAAATATTGGGTTGCAAATCTTATGATGTTACCTGAAGGTTGGGTGGATTCCATGTCAGGATTGTTAAATAGTCATGTATCTAGAAATGTAGGTTTAGATGAAGAAACACCTTACGAAGATAATAAGTTTATCTTCTGGAAGGCAACTGTCGGGGCTTTATCTTCGATAGTTTTACTTTATTTGATTACTTATTTTGGTTTGTTCTGGCTGCCTTCATCAATATATCGGGGGTTGATTTCTCCAATTATTTGGTTGTTTTTGCCTGTTAAAGTTGTAACTAATTTACGTTATTATATGTGGCTATCTATCAGTAGGTCATATCGGCATGACCTAAATGGTGTAGCTCAGTTAATTTACGCAATTCCAATTGCGATATTATCCCCTATCTTGCTTTGGTTGTTCTTGTACTGTTTACAACTAAGCTTCGAATCTATCTTTGCAGTTGAGGCTATAGTGGGGATTGTACAATGGGTTGGTACTGAGATTTATTTTAGATATAATCTTGTAAAACGGGTTATCTAAAAAATAACAATATAAAATAAAAAAGGATGTAGAAAAAATGTCATACACTTATATTTTTGGCTCAAAAAATGGCAAATGGACGCAACTGGGAGAAGTGAAGAACTCTTGGTATTGGCATGTGAACATTTGGCTTTCCTTGTGGGAAGAATATCTAAAAGAAAAAGAAAATTCAAAAAGTCTTCTTCTAAATCCTTATAGTGAAAATATTTCTAAAGTCTGGGCATTGGCTTCTAATCAAGATATTCCTGAATTTGAAAGAGCTGTTCTAAATTCCACTTTTGATAAAACTATTATTCGCCGTTCCTCTGTGGATTGGCTCATCAAACAAATTGAAGAATTCGAAGAGAAATATCCTGAAAAGACAAGCGCTAAAGGAATGATAGCCTGCTTCAAGTCTATTATGGCTGATGAGGAATTAAATAAATATGAAAACTTTTTGATTTGCACTTCTACTGTTCTATATGAAGGTCGTTTAAAAACAACCCATTCAAAATGCAGCCACAAAAAGGATGATGACAGTAATTTTGAATGTGAGATATATCATGACAACAATGAAAAAGATGGGGAATTGTTGTCATTAATAAATGGTGAAACATTCTTTGAAATCAAAGATGCTACTGTAAATCCTGATTATGACGGTGTAGTTGTTTCTGGAGATTTTGCTACAATTTGATTCATCAATATGGCAAAAATTAATTAATAATTAACATATATTTACTTTACCATTACAGACCAAGAAGCACTTCTCGTTACCACTGTGACAACAGCGTTTTGGGGGTGCTTTATTTGTTTCTATGAATATTTTTCTTTTTGTTTTTTTGTGATATAATCGTTATTGAAATAAATACTTCACACAAATAAAAAATAACATTAGAAAGGTATTTATTATTATGTTCTCTATCAAAAAAACTGTACTACGAAACGGAGAGGTTGTTCAAAAAACAATCAAAAGCCAACATTCTAGTGAAGCAGATGCCGTGGCTGAATTGCACGCAAAACTATTTAAAAAAGAAACTATCTTTGGACAGAAGTTCAAAGAGTTAAAAGAAAATGGAAGATTGATTTATGAGTTGGAATTGAATTACTGCCCAACTGTAAGAGAAATCATTCGTTATCAAATCATTAGAGAGGAAAATTAAGATTATGATGAAAGCTGTTGTTGTAGCTATGTATGAAGAAGCACGCGCTGCCGTGATGCACTATTCTGGTTCTGTGGAATCTGCTGAAAAAGTTCTGAACAAAAATATAGCTCACTTTAACGACATTCGCACTCAGCAAAGAATGTTTGAAAGCTTTCAACAAATGAATTTTCCACCAGAAGTTGAGGCAAAACTTTTGTTGCCGAAATTTGAATTACTAATCATACCAGAAAACCTATGTCAACGAATGGATAACACTTTTGAAAAATCTGTTCTGTCAGAGAGAGTGTATCAAGTTGTTCGTGATTTGAGTTTGCTGGAAAAACTATAAAATAAATTATATTAGAAAAGAGATATTATAAAAAATATGATGAAAAAAGAAGAACTAAAAGAAAAAATCGTTCAAGAAGTAAAAGCTGCAAAGGCCGAAATCGAAAAATCCTCAAGCGGATTTGCAGAGGAAGACCTCAATGCCATTCAAGTATTCCAAGAAAAACTGGATAAACAATGGCAAAAACTGCAAGAAAAACTTGTTCCTCATGAACAAGAGCTGTTGTTAGACATCATTCAATTCCTAGAAGACCATCAGGCATCTCCTGAATTGATTGAATTGCGTGATGAAGTTTACGCACTAGCTAAGTAAATAAAATTGATTCAAAAAGAAAGGATTAACTAAAGGAAAATTTTATGGCCAAGAAAAACAATAATAACAAAAAACGTCATTCAAAGAAAAGACGGAATATCAGTGTCCATAAGTTTGAAGAAGAGCGTTTGTTGCTTCATAAAATTGTATTAGATTACAACATTAAAGAAGATGAATTCCTGATGGAAGCTCATGTAATGATTGCTGATAGACCTATTGATATTAAAGGTGTTATTGCTCCTGAGGCTCTGCCAGATGGTATCCATGTTCATTCAACTGAGAAAAAAAGTAAATTCCTTGATTTAGGCATCACTAAAAAACACATGCCGCTCACTTATCAATATATTCGTGATTGGGTTGATTCAATTGGTGATTACTTAGATAATGGTTATCTTTTGTCTGACAGCCAACTACACAAGGAAATCTATTCTCCTTTGTATGTCAAGGATGACAGCTTTGCCAAGAATTTTCCTGTAAGTTAATTAAAAATAAATTGTTGCATGATGTAATTGAATGTGATATTATAGTTATAGATAAGGAGCTGCTAATCCTTATCCACAACTAGAGCTTATTTGAATTTTATTGGTTTGCGAGTTTTCTTAGGCTCTTCTTTTGTTTTCTTAATCAAAATAGAAGTTGCTACTTGTAGAAAGTTACTAAAACCTCTAGACAACTGCTCAATACTCAAGGTGGTTAGTGACTCTGGTTACAGCAACTTTTGAATGATAAATGAAGAAAGATAGGCAAATCATTTTGTCTATTTTTCTTTTTTGTATATTTGTGAGAAAAATATGAATCAAGTAACATCCAAAACTTTCTTTCTACATTGACTATTTTGTTTTGAAAAATATTTATAATTTATTGAAAAAGTATTTATAAACTATTGACAAAACATATTGATGATGATATACTAATAATGTGCTTGATATGAGAATATCAGTGACACAAAAATCCTTTCTACCCATACTTGTCCCTCCTAGCAAGTGTGGGGTTGTAAAAAAATAATATTGTAAAATGAATAGGTGAGAGATGTTCCTACTTCTCACCAACTCATGAGAAACCTAGTGATTTGTGGAAACATTTCACTAGCCACAATTCCCACCAAAATTCTGGTGGGATTTCTTTTTGTCTAAAAAAATAAATTTCAATTTTTTTCTTTCTGAATCTATTGGTTTTACAGTTGGTGTGTGATATAATTTTCTTATCCTTTTTTAAAAGGTGGTTCATAAAAATATATAATATTTAAAAAAAAGAAAGGAAACTTATGGACACATTATCTCAATCTTTAACTTGGTTAATCCCAGTTGTTATTATCATTATCGCTGTTTCTGTACTACTTGTAAAAGGTTATGTCAACGCGAAACCAAATGAAGTTATCGTTATTACAGGATTACGCAAACAACGTCATCTTCGTGGTAAAGCTGGCTTCATGATTCCATTTATTGAGCGCCGCTCTTATTTGGACATTGAACAGTTCTCTACGGATGTTCGTACATCTGAGTCTGTACCTACAAGAGACTTTATCAACGTGCGTGCTGATGCAGCTGTGAAGCTTAAAATTGGCACTAGTGACGAAATGATTGCGCGTGCATCTGAAAACTTCCTGAATTGGAGTACCGCTGATATTTCTAGCTCTGTTCAAGATGTTCTGGAAGGAAATCTCCGGGAAGTAATTGGCCAGATGGAACTTCGTAAAATGGTTAATGACCGTCAGGAATTTGCTTCAAAAGTACAGGACAACGTAGCTCCTGACTTGGCTAAGATGGGTCTTGAAGTTATTGCTTTTACTGTTCAATCTTTCTCTGACGAGGGCGGCGTAATTGATAACCTTGGTATTGAAAACGTTGAAACTATCAAGAAAGATGCGCTGATTGCTAAAGCTAAGGCTGAACGTGAACGTAAAGAAGTAGAAGCTGAACAAGATAAGCTCGCTAATGACAAGCGTGTAGCTGCTGACCTTGAAATTGCTCAAAAGCAAAATGAACTAAAATTGAAGCAAGCTGCCTTGAAACAGGAAGCTGACATTGCTCAGGCTAAGGCAGATGCTGCAAAGGGCATTGAGGCTGAAATTCAACGTCGTGAGCAGGAGCGCGTGGCCGCTGAAGCTAACATCATGAAGCAAGAGAAAGAAGCTGAAGTTAAGGAACGCGAAGTTAAGGTTCGTGAGCAAGAACTAGATGCTAATGTCCGTAAACAGGCAGAAGCAGAAAAATACGCCCGTCAACAAGCAGCAGAAGCCCAATTGATTGAACGTCAACGTCAGGCAGAGGCTGAACTCTTTGAAACTCAAAAAGAAGCAGAAGCTCGCAAAGCACAAGCCGAAGCCGAGAAGTTTGCACAACTTCAAGAAGCTGAAGCTATTGAAGCTAAAGGTCGCGCTGAGGCCGAAGCTATTCGTTTGAAACTTGAAGCAGAAGCAGAAGGTCTAGACAAGAAAGCAGAAGCTATGAAGAAGATGCAGGAAGCTGCGATTACTGAGATGGTTGTTGATAAACTTCCTGAAATCGCACGCGCCGTAGCAGAGCCTCTTACTAAAGTGGATAAAATCACAATGTATGGTGAAGGCAATGCTTCTAGAATGGTTGGCGACATTATGCAGACGATTGACCAAGTGTCACAAGGAGCAGGATTTGATATTCGCCAATTGCTGACCGGCGCTCTAGGTGTCAATATGACTGTTAATAAGCTAAAACAAGATGAACAGCCTGTAATAGAAGCTGAGAATATTACTTCTGCTGATAAATAAAAACAATATAAAAAAGACTAGAGTTCAACTTTAAACTCTAGCCTTTTTTTAATTCATCTAATAGTAGTAATAATATCCGTTATAAAGATACATATAGTTTCCATAACCATCCGTGTAATATCGCCAATAACCAGAACTGTCAACATAACCATAATAAGCAATGTTGTCATTTACGCCTTTAATGACAGCCGGCTTAACTGGTTTTTCTTGCCACCTCCTGAAGGCTGCTTCTGGAGGCCCAGAATAGCCCATAGTCGTGTTCACATCATAGGTGGATGGTTTGGTCTCACTTGCTAGAACAGGTACGGCAGAGGACAGATTAAGGGCCAATCCGGCCACACTTGCAGCAGTAACTAGTTTTGTTTTCAAAGACTTTGAATTTATATTCATATAAAAGTCTCCTTTCTTCATATTACATTAGTATTTGTTTTTGTAACTGAAATTGAATAAAGCAGTCACAAGATATAGTATAACAAAAATAAAAAAGACCAGAATTGCTTTTCCAGTCTTTTGTTCTTAATTGAGTTTATTCAATATTTACATCTTCAACAGATTTATCAGAGCGAATCCCCTTAAAACGAGGGAAACGCAAACTGATTTCATCATTGTTTTGATTTTTACTGTAAGATGTATATTGAATTTCTCCAATAGCCCTAAGGTACTTGTCTTGGTTGTTCCAGATTTCATCCCGAAGCTCATCTGTAAGGCCAGAACCGAATTTAACAGGAACGCCCTCAAAATCCATAATCAATGCACCCAAAGTATTTTCATACTTGGTGTATGGAGCGCCGGGTTCAAATCCAATAATTTCAAGGTCAGCCGATTTAGTAGGTTTAATCTTTAATAGACCGTTATGGCGTTTACATTCATACGGTGTGTCAAGATTTAACATTAGGCCTTCCTCTCCTAAAGCAACCTGCTCATCAAAGAGTTTGTAGATAGCCTCTAGGTCATTATAGACATCATTTGTTTCCATAAGAACAGGAACAAGTTCAATGCCTGTTGCATCAGAAACATCCAAGAAAACATCATTTAACATGTTCCGCCGGTCTTTATAAGTAAGAATAGATTTCTTATCTTGGAAGAATTCACCTGTTCCAACAATATCAAATACATGATAGGTCAGATTTGATTTCTCGCCATCTTTACGGATGATTTTAGAAGTTTCATTAAACCATTCTTCTTTTGGTTTATCTGATTCTGTAATCAGGATTTCACCATCTAAGAATAGTCCTTCTGGATAAACCTTGGCTAGTTTGTTCCAGTCAAAAGATTTAAAGATGCTTGCTGCAACATCTGTCATTCCTGTAACTGATTTTCCTTGCCGGGTAAAGAAATTCACGTTGATGCACCCACCAATACCATTCAGTTCGTCAAAAGAAACCTGAGCAAGCGTTCTATGACCGTCTAGTTTCAGTGTGATAAAGCCTATAAGAGCTTTTAGTTTTTCTGAATCTAGTTTGTCAATTGATTTGGCCAACTGAACCTCAAAAACAGGAATAAATCCTTCTCCGTAAACGGCATTGACTGTTTTTGCTGTAACACCTAATTTTAGAGATTTCGTTACTACCTTTTCAATGAAGTCATGAAGTTCTTCTGGTTGGCTTTGAATATATTGATGAACAACAAGAATATCTGCATCTCGTCCAGTATTATTCACTTTGAGATAATTCAATAAACTTAAAAGATTATTGATTTCTTGTCCAGAATTTTCTTCATGAATGTCATCACTGAATGACTTCCGGCGTTCTAGTTTTTTTGCTGAAATTCCTGTAGTAATATCATTGTTTAGCAAGAATTTTAGCAACTCTTTAAAACGTTCATCAGCCTTATTGAAACGTAAGACTGTTTCTTTGCCAGCTTTGGTTGTTTCGGCCATAAGATTGTCCATTGATTTTTTGAGAAACTTTAGCCCCTCAATCGTTGCCAAAAAAGTTGTCATACTTTTTCTCCTTTTTCTATTTAAAATTAAATATTTTATTGTAAAATTTATTGTTTTACATTGATTATTATAAGTAAAAGACCTCGGTATTTCAAGGTCTTATTTATGTTTAGTTCTTATTGGTATACATCATAGTCGTACTTGTCTACAATGTAATTTTGGATAAACGATTTTATCTTTTCAAATTTTGACTTGTGTTCTAAAATAGATTCTTTAGACGCTTTATCTGATGTAAAGTATTGGGTTGAGATATTAAAATGAGTTTCAATGTCCATATCGTTCCCACTGTATCGAACTTGCAATGTACAAAGACAAAAGAGAGTTTGATTGTCTTTATTATAGCTGAGAAAAATAGGCACATCCTTGGTCTTCCGTTTGGCTTTACGTTCTTCATTTGAATATTGCCTGCCGATTTCATAAACAAGGCTGTCAAGGTTTCCAGTATAGTCACATTTAATCAAATCCAATATTTCTTTTGGGCATTGATGAATTGTAATAGGCCTGTACTGAGAAAATTCTTCCAACACATCTTTTGTTTCGTTTGGTATGGCCACCTTGGCATAATTGAAGTTTTTGTTTTCTTTCTTCTTGATGATTTGCTTTAATTTTCTAATTGCTGCTCTAAACTCAATCACATCTTGAACTTTGTTAGCATCTTCCAACATCAGGTCTAGAGTTTTATAATTCGCTGGTATTTTTTTATAAAACAACTTGAGATTTTTTAGTTTCATTGCAAATTTTGTTGTTTTATAAGTAAGGCGCTCATCATCAGAATACTTATCTTTGTAATAGTTGCTCAACCAGTCATATTCTGTTATTCTCCTTGGATGATTAAATACTTCATTGAACACTTTGTCATAAATAGAAGCTTTCCCCTGACCATGCGTTCTATACCAACCATAAAATCGAGGCCATTCTTCTTTATCTAAAATCAACCAAATTTTAAACAAATAATAGAGGTCTGTAGTTGGAATTTGCTCTATATTTCTATCTGAAATGAGTGGGGAAAATTTCGAGAATTGACTGTATTTTCTCTTAAAAATATCCCTTTTACTTGTTTTTCTTTTTAGACCTGCCTGATGCAAGTCTTCCATAGTCAAGGTCGTATTAAGCCTTGCTCCTGAGCCATCTCTATACAAGAATTCAATGTTTTGCCTTGATAGTTTTACAAGTTCTTCCTGATGTTCTTTAAGGCAGGAAAACTCTTTTAAGTTTGGATAAGGAAAATCTTTAATCAGATATGTTGATAGACCATCATAAGCCAATGTGTCTGAAAATGTCTGCTGCTTTTGTTTTGTCTTAAATGAAATACGGCTGTTATCTTCATCAAAGAATATATAACGTTGAGAATTGCTTTGATTTGATTGCAATTCTAGTTTAAAAACACCATCATCTGTTGTATACAAACTTCCAATATTAGTACAAAATAGAGTGTCTATTTTTATGTATGGTCTTTCTCTGTGGTCATAGGTAAGTTTGATATGTAAGAAACGTTCATCAACATTGTCATTTTTGATGTTAATGCCATCAATTATACTTGGATTATCCTGAATGATTTTGTAAATGGATTGCATCCGCAAAAGAAAATTTTTAAGCACTTCTTGGTCATCAACGATTTCATAGTTGTTATAGTCATCATTTTCTGGTTTTTGCAGCATAAAAAGAACTGAATTTCTCAGTTGTCCAGCATCAGAAAAATCAAATTTTATATTTAATTTATTAGCAACTTGTATCAAGTCCATGTTAGCCTTTTTCTTATAGAAATCAAAGAATTTTTGTGCTGTTATCATTATTGTCTCCTAGTGGTTTCTTTGTCTTGTTATTTCTTTATATTTTACCATAATTTAAGCTAAAAATAAACTTAAATAATAGAATAACTGCAAACAAAAAAACACTCTTAATAAGAGTGTTTGATTTTCGGTATTATCTACCATAATGCAGTTTGCCGTGACTATCTTCAAATTCAAGCCACCAGTCACTACAATCATCTGAGTTACGAAGTTCATAACCTGTAGCATGACAATTTTCTTCATTGTCAGATTCTGTTGAGAAAGTTTGGTCGAAGATTCCGTTGCTACCGTTTTTTAGTTCAACAAGGCATGGATATGTCTTCGATTCATCTTCACTATAAATCGGATATTCATCACACCCATCAATATCCTCTTCTTTTTGTTGTTCTGAGACGAAGTAATTTTCAATGCTCCAAATCCCTTTGTTATTGTCAACAAAATCCTCAAATGACACAACGGTTAAGCAAATATTTTTTGAAAAGCAAGCACGAACAATACCGGCAACAAAATAAAGCTCAGTTTCATTAATAAGCAAAATCAGATTATCTCCAGATTCCATCTTATTTTCTTCAATGAAGTTAGAAACAGCTTCCTCAATTTCATGACGAGAAGTATACAGCTCTTCATAAGTCATGTTTGATTTTTCAAATAAAGATGTAACATGTTCCCCTGCTTTTTTCATGTTATACAAACTGATACGTTTTTTCATTTTTGTTTTCTCCTTTTTATTTTTTAAATAATATTTGTAAAAATGATTACATTTACTATTATAAAGCAAAACAAAAACACCCATAAAGAGCGTTTTTTAAAATTTAGTTTTAGAAATATTTCACAACAACTTCGATATGAGGACGATAATCAATAGTCAAACCATCAATATATAGCCCACCTTGAGTTCCAGTAATTGAAAGTGATTCTTTATACCTGAGATAATCATAATAGTCTTCGAAATAACTACTTAGACTTATCAAGAAATCGTATAGCATATCTTCAATTTCACTCCAATGATGGCTGAAAAGTACCTCTTTGCCATCAATGAAGAGAGTATATGAATCTTGAGTTTCTTTGACAAATTTTTCAGCATCAATTTTTTGATACCAAATTTTGTCATCATTTCGTAAGTCAATATATCCCTCAAAATGTCTGATGTTTTCTGCAAAAAACATAGCAAGCTTTTCCATAACCATAATTGAAATAGAAGAATATTCCATTGTTAGGTCTGTTGTTGAAAAAATATTGAGTCTGTATGTTCCATTAATTGCATTGTCAAACAAGTCTTTCTTATCAAACTTCAAGTGATTTCTGTAATTATAAGAAACAGAGCCAGCTTCTCCTTTGTAGGTAAATTTTACAAAACCTGATACAGTTTTCAAGGTGTCAGTTTCTTTTCCTGATTCAAAACTAACATCTTTATGTGTTGATGGGTCATACTTTTCTTCAACAACATTAAAGTCATGTTCAGCTTTCTCATCAATATTCCAAAGAAAGAAATTTACCAATCTTTGAAATGGCAACTCACCTACAATTTTAACATTTGTTGTAACATTTTCCATTTTTGTTTTCTCCTTTTTGTTTTTAAAATAATATTTGTAAAAATGATTACAAGTAATATTATAAAACTAAAAGAAAAAAACACTCATTATGAGTGTTTTGGTTTTTTGAAAGGATTCTGTTTCCTTTTATCTTTTACGATTTTGATGAGAGGTTGATAACCCTTTGGCCCTTCCAATCGTAGAACATTATTTTCAGGGGTCAACTCTTCAACAGATTCTAGTGCTGCTTTATAGTAACTGTCAGAATAGAAGAAAATCTTCATGCTGCGAACGTATTCCAAGACTTTATTTTTGGCTTCATCAAAAGAAAAATTCTTTAGATTGCTATAAAAGATGCCATGTATTTGAAGTGAATAGGTATCTTCTGGAGTTTTAGGGAATACATCTTCTTCTTTAACCTTTTCATACCAAGCATCATTGTCTCCAACGTAGCCGTTGAATTCATAGGCGATTCTTGGCATGATGTCAAGAATTTCACTGTCAGAATCCATGACTAATTCAGTCTGGGGGAAATTATTTAGTTCTGGAGTACCGTGTTTGAAGTTGTTAAAAACTTCATCAACATTGAATTCAATATAATTTTTATAATTATATATAATCCTGTATTTTTCGTTGTGATAAAGAACTTCCATTAACACTTTTTGTTCTATTAATGTTGTTCCATTCACAACAATGTCCGGATATTTTAGTGGACGGTATGGTTTTTCATTTTTTTGAATGATTTCAGTTTTAAAATATACTAAACCAATAACATCCTCCATGCGAAAACGAATAAAATCCACGATTTCATCAAAAGGTACAAGACCTACAAATTTTACTTTTGTTTTTGATGCCATAACAGCACCTCCTTCTTAAAATTAAAATAATATTGTAAAATATTTTTACAAAATATATTATAAGTCATTTGGATTTTCAAAAACAAAAAATGCCTGAAAATAAATTCAGACATTTAATAAATAAGAATGAAAAGTTAATCAATCTCAACCTTTTTGTAAGGGATGTTGTCAGTGTCTTGTTCATCAATATAACCACCAAACTTCTTGGCAATCTTTGTCATGATTTCAACAGCATCAGAATCAAACCCAAGTGAAAGATAAGTATAAAGGCCATTCAGTTCTGGAGTTCCATTTTTGATGTTAGATGCAATATCTTGCGGACTAAACCAAAAGGTGTCTTTGTAAAGATAAAAAATGCTTCGATTTTTTCCGTTATAGGAAATGTGAATCCACCCCACATCCCTTTTTTCAATGCCATCAATACCCAAAAATACAATATCACTTCTAGTGTCAAAGAATTGTTCTTCTTCTTCAATACTAGTTGTGATGCTCTCAGAAATTTCTTCTTTGATAAAAGTAACAAGTTGGTCAACATCCAACTTTCCAATAATCTTAACATTTGTATCAATGCCCATGTTAATACTCCTTTTTTATAAAATAATATGCTTTTGTAAAATGAATCTTTTACAGAGTATATTATAAAACAATTCAGAAAAATAAAAAGACCCTTGCAATCAAGAGGCCTTTTTATTTTATTCTATTTTAATAACAGTCAATAAACAGAAAGCCTTGGTAACTATCTCTTTCTATCTCATAACGAATAGCAAGTCTTTCATAACTTTTATTGTAGATGATTTCAGAAAGATGATATAGTCTTGATAGTCGTTTAGGTATTTCTCCTAAAAGACGGTTTTGACTATCAAAAACACTGTAATTACCAGAATAATCACGGATTAACTGTAATCCTTGGCGAATATATCCTTTCTGGTCTTGACTACCAGAAACAGGCGGATAATAAGATGTATTATCCAGCCTGATTTTGATATATCCGTGTACATTCATAAATCCACGCATTACTCTTTGTCCTTGTGATGCCTGTCATAGAATTGAATTAATTCCTGAACAGTGCCAACAGAGAGATTACGGATTTTACGAGTACCTTTCTTCAAGTAAGACAACGTAGATTGTGGTACGTTTGTCTCCTTGGCTATTTCGCTCTGAGAAAAGTTTTCCAAGAGCCATTCAATTTTTGCTTTAATTTTTTGGATGTCTTCCAATAACCTACCCTTTTTAACCTTTCTTTGTAGATTTAGTACCACCAATCACAAAAGCAATTACGCCAATCAGAATTCCAAATCCAAGACCTGCAAGAATTTTTACAACACGGTCATCTGAACCAGTTTTAGGAAGAACTTTCTTAGGCTCAGTTGGCTTAGGTGTTTCTTTCACTTCTGGTTTTGGTGTTGGTTTTTCTTCCTTTGGTTTAGGAGTTTCTTTAGGTTTTGGTTCTGGTTTCTTAGGCTCTTCTTTTGGTTCAGCCTTTGGTTTTTTAACCTCTGGTGCTGGTGGTTTTGGTGTATCTTCTTTAGGCTTTGGTTTTTCTTCAGGTTTAGGTGTTACCTTGACATTTTCAGTCTTTTTCTTTTCTTCCTTTTTAGGCTCGAATTCTTTTGGTTTCACCTTATCTTTCGGCTTGTTTTTGCCATCCGCTTCACCTGAGCCATCCGCCCATTTGTAATTCACTTCGTGCTGCAAGAAATAATCTTGCGCTTGTACCGTAAAGGTATTGGTAGGGATGATAGAGCGGTCTTTGGAGCGCGTGCTGTACTCAAAGGTTACAACTTTATCCAAATCACCAACTTCTGCATCAAAACCATCTTCACGGATTTTCACAAAGCTTGGGTCAGCAGTATATGCAAGAGTCCAAGGGTTTGCTGAATGTAGGTAATTTACAACCATTGACCCCGGAACATACTCTTGTGATTCATCCCAAGTATCATGAACATGGACACCTTTAAGGCTGGCCTTACGGTAGTTTACACGCGCCACCCAATGAACTACAGAGGCATCATCTTTATCTTGCCGCCCCCACTTATACAATTCTTCATTGAGATTGGTGTCTCCTTTTGAACCAGTCTTAACATCAACGACAGTGCCTTTAAAATCAAGGTGCATAGTGCCTTCTTCTTTTACAACTTCACGATTGATTTGTGTGCGCATAGTCCATGAAATTGATTTGTTCAAAGGCTTCTTCTGAAAATAATCATTGAACACTGTGGTGACAGTATTTGTCGTAGCGTTCGCTGTAGCTTGACCTACCGGTTCGCCGTCAGGAGCATTTACTGGGAAATCATAAGTTGTTTCCAGTTCAAGCTCTTTAGGTAGAGGCATGGTCATTGTGTCTCCTTGATTGATGGTAATATCATCTGGAATTGCTGTTGACACTTTTACATCAATTTTTGTGTAAAATGTATCATCTTGACGAGTAACATCAATTTCTGGTTGTTTGACAGAAACCTCAGTACCTTCCTTAGTAACTTCACTAGCTAAAACATTGCTAGAATAAAGAAGTCCACTAATAGCAGCAAATGTAACCATTGATAGTTTAACCATATTTTTCATAAAATAATATTCTCCTTGAATATAAAATTAATTTGATTTATTTTTGTTCATGGCTTAGAGCAACTTTGAAGACCATCAGTGCCTTACCAGAAATTTTTCTGCGTAATTCAGGATAATCATTCAATTGCTCTAAATCGTGCACATTCAGATTTTCAACGTTCTGAATGATAAAACTAGATACTTTTTGAGAAAATTTTCTCGTTATTTTTTGGGAATTCTCATTACTAATATCTAACTGACCTTTGTAGTCGCAAAGAAGTTTTTCTAGTTCTTCTTTTAAGGTCATTTTATCACCACCTTTCAATAAAAAATATATTTTAAAGTTTAAAAATTAAATTAAATCAAAATGGTATTATTTTATTATAATCCAAAAACTAGTAATACAAGAGATGCAAGAAATGCAACCACTGAGTATTTCATGATTTTCTTGTAAAAATCAATGTCTAGATTTTCCTTTGACTTCCTTAACTCAAGGTTTCCATGAGTTAGAGTATAAAAAGATAACACTAGGGTCAGCAATGAAAATCTATCAAATACAGTCATCAGAAACACACCAAAAATTAACATAAGGCTATTCAAAATTCTATTTATAGTTGGTTTTCCATTTGTCACAAAACAATAATCTAGGATTAGATAGAAAATTGTAAACATTAATAGGTTAAATAAAAACAACATATTCTATATCTGCACCTCATACTTTACTTTTATTTCTAAAACTATTATATCGCAAACGTTATAAGTTGTCAAAGAAAAAAGAAGTCTATTTCTTAGACTTCTTTAATATAATAGAGAAACATAAACTAAGCAGAAATGAGTTCATCAAGAAACTTAGAAACTTGTTTTCTAGATAGTGTATACTTAGAAACATCTAAAGTTTCATGGTGGTCATCCTTAGAATTTTTCCAGAATGTAACAATTGTGTGTCTAAAGAAATCATAAACAACAATTTGTTCATCTAAACGAAATACACAACGTAGTTCTGTTTGTTTATCTGAAAAGGTAATTTTCTTAAATTCAATTAGATTACCAAACAAAAGAACCTTTTTTAAGCTGCGTTTAGTTACTTCACCTCTGCCTTTTCGAAAAATTCTTTCTTTAGCATGTGGGCAAATGCGATATTTGCCACCATTGTAAAAATATTTTCCGAGAAAATTCTGCAATGTCTTTTCTATGTATGCTACTTCTTTTTCAGACATTTGGTGAAGATGTCTTTTTTCTTCTTTAACAACTTTAGCTGTAATTACTTTCATCATTATAAACTCCTAAAATAAAGATTTGATTAGTGCGCATCAGCAAAGTCCAACAACTTGTCAATGTCATGTTGAATAAAATCAATATAATTATTATATTGTTTCTTCATAGCTTCATGGCTTTCTGACATGAAGTCAATTTCCCTCAACAGATAAGTATAATTATCTTCAGCTCTCCATTGATGGGCATATGAAGAATTTTGGTTCTTATATGCTGTCTTAATCAATAGTTTGCCATCAGAGAAATGACAAGAAAATTTGATAACCAGTGGAATTTCCTTGCCCATTTTGGAAGTTTTATTAATTTCCAGAATAAGGGCTTGTTTTTGCAAATCTTTGCTTGCTGCATCATCATAGACAATATTGGCTTGAATGAGTTCAATGCCATTATCCTTTTGCAAGACATGAGATTCAATGTCCTTTAAAAACTGAATCCATTCAGATTCTTTTACTAAGTTTTTCTGATTTTTTAGCGCATTTTTGATAACGTTGATAAAAGTATTCGTTTTAGTATTTGTCATTTCAAATACTCCTTCCTGAAATAAAAAATAATATATTTGTAAAATTCTATTGTTTTACATCTTTTATTATAAAACAACTAATGAAACAATTAGTCTTATACTATTAATTGTAAAAAAATAATTTCATTTTACAAATATTATTTAAAATTTAAAGGAGAATTGATATGGAAGTATCATCATCAGTTGTTTTTGCTCCATCTGAGCTTGTAAAGAATATCCCTATTGGGGGAGTTTTTGCATCACTAGACGAGGTATTTCAACCTCACTTCTTCAAAGTCTTGTCTAAATCTTTTGACGGCGTTGAGGTAGAACTCTGGGAGAATTCTATTGGATGGTCTGGAGCTAAGACTGTTATGCCTCTTGATTTTGGGATTATTAAGCCCGGAGGGTATGCTGTAGCCGGACTTGTTCAAGCAGAATTTCGTTCTGGTTGGGTTGAGCGAGATTTCAACAAATTGGTTGTTGATTTTGGAGAATGGACAAAGAGTCTACTGTTAGACAAAGCTGTCTCTCTTCACGATTACAAAAATGTGGAATCAATGAGTTATACATCTGCTATTGATGCAGCAGGCTACACAATCGTTCCATTGTTCGAAAGTCTTGGAGATTTGGCCCTGTACGATTTGGTTGAGAACTATATAGGAAATAGTAAATTTGTTCCGACAGAATACATCAAGAAGAACTCTAAGATGTGTTCTGACTTGGTGAAGCAAGATGTGAGCAAACGGCTCAAACATCTTCGCTCAGAAAACTTGCTGAACATTTTTGACATGAAACACAAGGTTTCAGGTGAATTACAAATTGATTTGAATTACTAAATTACTAAATCTAATTCGTAACGCAAGATAAAAAGACGTAAAATTTACGTCTTTTTTTGTTTTACTTTATTTAGAACTAACAAGCAAAGCATATACAACTCGAAGAACAGCTCTAGCGCGGTAATAGTAGTCTTGAACTTCCCATTTTCCAACAGGGCCACTGAAAGAGGTTTCTAAGCGACGGAGCAACCATAGTTCCATAATTTCTTTTTTACTAAATGATAACTTGTTATCTGAGCCATCAACGTTTTTAAATGTTAGATTAGCTTGAAATTTGGGATTTTCTGAGTCGCACTCAGTTTTAACAGAAACCTTTCCATCTTTATAAGAAATTTCTTTGTTTTTAGTTTTTAGACTGAAAATCACAGCAGTTGGCCGTAGTTCGAGTGCTTCTAGTTGCTTATATTCAAGGTCAATGTATCTGTCAATTTTATTGAATCGCCTGTCTTTATATCGTTCTAACTTTGGAACATGTTTTTCAAGGAATTGTTTTCTTCTTGATAGAGGATGAACAACCTCGGCTTTCCAGAAGTAAGCTTTTCTCTTGTTTTTTAGGCGCTTTTCTTTGGACATAAAGTGAACCTTATGGCCATAAAGGAATTTAGGCTCTAGCTTTGGTTTTGGCCTTAGGCTGTTTTCTTTTTGATTATTTCTTGATGCGGCGCGTGCTGCACGCTCTGCTTTAAAATTTCTTGATTTAAGTAATGCCATATTTTTTAATTCACCTCTTTTTCAACGCTGTACAATTTGAATAATGTTCTCACCATAATCTGAATATGGTCTACAAGTGATTCGTATGTAGTAAATTCGTAGTTGTCAAAACAAACCATGCTAGAACATTCTTTAATATCTAAATCAGATGCCTTATTTTTGTAATCTTCTACACTATCCACAAATTTTACAGTAAACGTGTATTTACCATTATCTTTTACAGTCAAAAGTAACTGAAAAATATTTGTGTTCAAGCCGCCCCAATAAAAGCTGCCGAAATTAGAACCACGAAAACG